CGCTGTACAAATCATCTCGATCCTTACGACGCAACTGGTGAGCTACATCCACAACTGGAATGCCAGCAGAACCTTCTGTTAAGCCACCGCGGTTGAAACCAGCTGGTGCGAACCAAACTTGTGTCCTACGCTGTGAGCTAGAGAATGTTCCAATAGCCGCAACTGAAGGTGGGAGCCATACGAACGCTCCGTTAATTGCATCGCGGCCTCTGACCCATGGGTAGTAAGCACAACCGTATGAAGAGTTGAGGTTTCTACTTCTCAATCCATTGACAAGAGTTGTAATGGTGGAAGGAGTGTTCAATCTGTCGACTGCAGCTGCATCTTCGCGGGGCTGGAAGGCAGATGGAAGGTCAATGACCGCTAATGCATCTGCTCTATCCTCGCAGGTTCGAACCAAATGAGTTGTAAGTCCGTCTTGCGTTTGGCCCGGGATGGAAGCCAAGTTCATTTCGGTAACCTCAGGGTCTGCCACAGAATCAATTGCTCTTCTAATAGAGTAGAAAGAGTAACTTCTTGTATCAGACGGGGATCCCGGCATAGCTGCTTCTGTGAATGGGTCCATTTCTGTGATGTCTACCCCATCGAACCCTCCATAAAGTGGCACAGTGAATCGATCGTATCCCTGGTCAAGAACTCCAGAAATAGCACCATTTTTGAATGTTAGAGAGTCACTTGTAGAAGCTCCCTGCTTCCACACACCAGAACCCGAGATATCATCAAGTGTGAACGTTGGAGATAAAGAAGCACTAAGCTTAGGGACTGCAGTCCACTCTCCAATGATAGCTCCGCGGGGACGAAGTATATCACCTACTGAGCGAGCATAAACAGTGCTACCAACTGCTCTTGATGTTTGCATTCCAAAATAAGCATCTGTTGGGTTTGAAAGGTTACCATCGGTAGCATTGACTCGAAGTCGTGGCTGAGGATAGGCAACAGAAGCGGTCAAGCCAGAACCAGAGATAATGAACGGAGAGTTCAACTGATAATTAGCAGTCGAGCCGTATTCTCCATCTCTGATCGGGTTGACAATACTTCCAGTAACCCAATTACCTTCTGTAGTAGTCGACCCGGAACCCAATAGAGCTTCATCTGTGTATTTTACAATACCTTCAAAACCGAAAGGAAGTAAAACTGGGTTTGTAAGTCCAGCGTCTACGTCACTGTCCATAGAAATATAAATGTATTGAGAGTTATTTGGGTAGTTACCATACTGCCGGTAGCGACGGTCGCTCTCTTCCCATTCCTCATAATAATCTCCAATTTTACGGGCGACATAGTTAAGAGAGTTAGGATTCAAATCGCAGTTGTTAAACTGTTCTACAACTCGAACGACATTATCACTGTCAGAGAGGTGCCTTACTACAACCGAGAAGGTGCCATAATCAGACTCCTCGCTCGGTGAGCGAGTAACATCTTGGATAGAGATCTTAAGATTTTTATTTGTCCAATCTCCTGCTTCGCCTCGTGCTGCAAACTTGAATAATTTCTTCGGAGTCTCGGCTGGATCAAGCTTAGAAGCTATGATATAAGGTGTCTCGGCTGATACAACTTGGTATTTAAAATCACTACCAAGCAAATCGGTACCGCCCTGATCGAGGCTAATCTGAACTATGGCAGCTGCCACACCATTAGAAGGAGTAGAGATAATCTCGTCAACATGCTGATCAAAAGTCTCTCCTAGGAAATAGGTTTTTCTTTGGTCGTCACTTGTAATTCTAGAATTTGTAAGTTGTGGGTTTGTGTTAAACGCCTTACGAATGTATCTTGAGTCTCCTCTCGTAAAGTTAAATGTAATCTTTTCCTGACCCGAACCTGAGACAATTAACGCAGTAAATTCTTTGCTCGTTCCATTAACCACAGATGTAAACAAAGCATCTGACCCGGTGACCGGTGTAGAGCTGCTAGAGAATGATGTGTTGCCTGTTGTCGCATCGCCGGCAGATGAAGAAACGATAGAACCACTTAACTTCAAAGAGGTGCCGGCATCTGTATAAATAATCGCGGCCAAGGCGCCTGAAGTATCGAGGGCACTAGGAGCACTAGAGGAATTTCTTGTAAAGAGCACCAAACCATAAGCTTCGCCGCCTAGGTTCCAGCCGGCTTCATCTGGGCCAGACTCGTCGTCACTAGCAACATTATCTGACTCAGCACCAAGCAATCGAATGTAAGTTAAAGGAGAACTATTGCGAAGATAAGCTTGAGCAGCATACATACCATAGGTAGTTGCTGTTGTGTTGGCACCCTGGCGCCAAACGTCCCCTCCGGCATTTCCTGGGTCAGGGGTACCAAAAACGTTAACAAACTCTTCAAAAGAGTTAACTGTGGTTGGCCTTAGTGCTGGTCCCTTTTCGGCGCGTCCAATAATAACTGGTCCGATTCCTGCTGGCGAAGCCGGAAGTTGGGAGTTGTCAATCTCATTGACGAAGACGCCCGGGGATACAAATCGGTAATTCTTAACTGACATTCTTTCTTATCTCCTACATTTCACAAAAATGTTCAAAGTAAATAGTGTTAAATAGTATGAAGAGAATTATTCTCTGTAAAAACCATCCTTTAAGTTTTGAGGTATATCTCCTACTATTGTTCTCTCTCTTCCAAGCTTAATATCGACAGCGTTCTCGCGCTTTACAATCTTAGGCTTTTCTTGGTTCTCGCCTTCTCCAATAAGGTAACCCAAAACTTCAATGTTAATATCTGTTTCGTAGTTTCTTTGTTCCATTCCTAAGTTGGCTTGGTTAGAGTTATTACTAAAACCGCCATCAATAAAGACTTCATAATAGTGACCCTCGGCTTCGATTCGCTTTGGAGTCCTAGAGTTGCCAGGAACTGTAATGAACGGACGAATAAGTTCATTCATTTGCTGTTGATATTCAGTGCGAATAGAAATCTGATACATTACCTTTACCCATGTAGGGATCGGCATTGTAATGGTTTCATATACCACTTTCGCAGTAGGCATGTTCCTTTTGTTCGTGTTTAGCATTTTGCTGGCCACATCTTTATCTGCGCCATACTTTCTATTTGCTAAAGCGTTTTGAAACTCTGCTGTCTTCTTTTGGTTGATTTGTCTCGCGATGGTAATCGTTCCGCCCTTAGCATCATCAACAGGATAAAGGTTGGCAAACACAGTTCCACGATAGTTCTGTTCTTTTGTTACATTAGATCTGTTTATCGTAATCAAAGGAAGGATTAGTGTTTCCTCCTTATCTCTTAGATCTTTATTGTGTTTTATTTGAAAGGCTCGTTCCGCTGTGACCCATAGGACAGGAACTTTCTTAAATCCATTATTCGTATTAGAGAAAAGATTAAGATCTTCATCAATGAACCGAAGCATTGCCCTATCAATTGTTTCCAAAGATGAAGGCATAAACTCTATCTCTTGAAGTTTGCCTGCTACTTCTTTATCACCGACATAATCAAATCGTTTGGATCGTTTATCTTTTATTTGTTTTTCTGTTCTTTTGCTACGAGACATTCAGTTACCCTACAAAGATGCCGGCTGGGATGTTCTCAAGAACCTTTCTACCAGAGTCCTGCATTGAAGAATCAATCTCGGCCAACTTATCGTAAGTAGTGTCTTCAAGAATGGTTTTCAGTTCTTCTCTTAACTGATCCATTTCAGTTCTTGCTTGTGATAGAAGCTCGGCGTAGTTTAGCGTAACGGATTCGCCAGGGATCGGAACAGAGGAGAACTTGCCTCTTATCTGTCCTAGCATTTCTTTTGTTAAAGCCAAAGCGAATCTGCGAATCCATTGCTTACCAATAGCATTAATGTTTTCATATGGAATGTTCTCAAATGGAATCGTGTTTATGTTGTTAACACCTTTTGCTCCGTTATCAACTCCTGGCTGGTTATCCCACGGCTCGTACTGGTTATTAATAGTAAACTGAACCCAGAAGTTCTTTGGAGAAGTTGCATCAGGAATTGGAAAAAGTCTTAACTTGTTATCGTGAATCTCGTATGAGTAATGTGAAACTCTTGTCCACAGCGCATCTTCATAAGCCATTGCTTGAAGTTTGTTCTGCCATGTTGGGACAATCTCGAATGTAGAGTCATCTGCGTATTGTCCGTATGTTCTCATGTTACCGACAACCGAGAAACCACCATAGTAACCGTAGAATCTCCACATTGCTCTTGGGGTCTTGAAAAAGACCTTTCTAATTGTCACTCTCTTGTCTTTGACCTGTTCATAGAAGGAAGAGCCGGTATCAGTTGCGGAAGATGCCGAAATAATAGATTGTAAATCGTAATCTTGTTGTCCCGTGATTGACGGAATGGACGCAGAGTAGATTGGGGTTGTTCCACCGAAGCCGGCTTCCGTTGCTAAACCTTCTGATATTCTTCTAATGTATCCGTAATCAAATCTAGGGTATCGTAAAGCAATATTAGAACCGGTTAATGAGCCAGAAGATATTTGACCGTCCTGATCAAAAGATCCTGTTGTGGCGCCAAGATAAGATGAAAGAGAGTTCTTTGTTTGAAATAGGTTGACTAGATATGAATATTCCAAAACTGCTTCTTCGTAAGCAGCGTAAACA